CTTGGTAGGGGAACGGGCCCTCCACCAAGTCGTACTCGGCGTACGCGACCTGCTCGAACACGCACCACCCACCGTACATCGCGCTGTGCTCGATGATGAAGTCACGTCGCGCTTGAACATGTGCCATCATGTCACGCTGTTCAAAGTTCGGCACGATTGTATACGCTGGCTCTGACAGTGCCGGCCGGCCCTTGAGGATCGAGTGCTCCACCCGATTCGTGGAGCACTCGACTTGCAGCCCAATGATGAAGTCCTTCGAGCCCATCACATCTCCCGCAAGGCGCGGGTGAAGGACTGCGGATCGATCGTGTACACGGTCTCGGTCCGCCAATCGTCTGGCCGCGCGTAATAGTCGCCAGACGGCACACAGACCTTGAGCTCGACGGTTGCCTGCTCGACGGCCTGCGCAACTTGCTCGAGCGTGAAGGTGCGAGGAGCTGGCTGCCCTTCACATTCCACAACGCCCAGCACATCGCACAGCCCAGAAGCCACGTCGTACGCTTCGCCACGCGAGCCGTACAGCGTCGCCTCTTCAAGGCGACAAGGAAACCCGGATCCTTGGTTGAAGGACCCGTCCTTGTACTGGATGGCGTACCGCATTACAGCGAGAGCGAGCTGCCGGCGGTCACGTACGCCATCTTCGCCGCGCGGAAGTGGTGCTGCCAGTTCCACTCGTTCTTGATGTACGCCTTGAACGACTCACTGTCCAAGTTGATCGTCGAGTCCACCGACATCTCGAGCATCTCGATCACGTCCAGGAAGTCCTGCTCGTGGTTCGGCGGGAACTGGATGTCGAACGAGAACTTCTGCAGATCCTTCGGGTTCTGCGTGCTGTTCACCTTCTCGACTGCCAGCTTCAGGTCGGCTAGCAGGCGAGCTTGGTACTCGTCCAGCGCTTCGAGGTACTCGGCACGGTGGATGGCGAGGTTCTCACGGAGCTTGTCGAGCAGCTCGAGGCGGTTCACGTTCACGGAACGTTGACGGATGTTCATCATGGCGGGGACTCCGGGTTTCGGTGGTGTCGGATCTTGCATGGGCTGCGCCATCATCACGTCGAACAGATCGACGGTCGGGAGCTTGCGGATCACGGGTAGTTGTAGCTTCACCATTCGATTGTATCCAGGCGTCGACGGTGAACGTCCCGACTATGGGATGGAAGCGCATACACCCCCAGGGCCGAAGGGCCCTGGGGTCACCGAGTGTCGCTGAATTACGGGCGTCGAGCGAAGCCCAGATCGATCAGCGCGCACTGTTGCTTCGCAGTCAGCGAGTTCCAGCCTTCGCGCGCGATGACCAGCCGCTCTTCGCGGATCTTCGCTTCGAGCTCCAGCTCTTCGATCTTGTTCCGCACCATGTCCACGCCCCACTCCTCGGTCTCGAGGCCCAGGGACGTGTTGCTCATCGCGTCATCGTGGAAGCGATACTCGACGTGGTACCCGTCTGGACCGTTCGGCTTCACGATCGCCTCGCCGTACGGGCGGATCCGGGCGGCCAGCGTCAAGAGCAGATGCGGCAGCCGCAGGCGAAAGGCGTCGCGCTCGAGCTTCGCTTCCGCGGCGGCTTCTTCTTCAAGGCGACGGCGCTCAGCACGTCGCACTTCGGGTGAGGTGCGGGTCATAGGGTCTCCAGTTCTTGTTTCGCCGCGTTCAGGTACGCGGCCTTGTCACGAAGCGCGGCGCCTTGCAGCTCGCCGTCGCAGCACAGGTTCTCGGGGCTCAGGTCGCAGTCCAGCGACTCCATGAGCTTCGCCTTCTCGACCTTCGTCAGGTTACGCAGCTCGATCCTGGGATCGCCGAACATGTTCGCCCACGCGTTCTTGCGATCGACGTACCGCGAGATGTTCGGGTGTGTGACGCGGAGGGTCATCAGCTTGCTCCTTGGTTGAACCACTCGTCGACGGTCAGGAAGTCAGGGCCGTAGAACGGCGCGTCCTGCCACGGCTTACCGCTCACGCGGCCGAAGAAGTCGTTCACGTTCAGCTCTTGGCCGGCGAACATCAGGCAGACGCTGCCACCGAGGTACGCCGCCCTGGCGTCACGCTCGAACTCCACGATCGCGGCCTCGGCCGACTCGTACTCGATTGGCAGCGCCACGTCGCACCAGTACGTGCAGCCGTCGCCAGCGGTGAAGGTCATCACGAGGCGCATCAGAGCTCCAGGCGATGGACGACCGACCAACCGAGGCTGCACCACAGCATGCCCAGGACCCCGATCGTCGGGACGTTCGGCAGTTGGCCGATTGCGCCCCAAGACAGAATGCAGAGGTAGAAGAACCCGAGAACGACGAACATCAACTTCATCTCAGAAGTCCTCCGATTGGATGGGGTCGCCGCTGGTGTTCGCGAACTGGATCGCCTTGCCAACGTTGATCGACGCGGACAGCGCGTTCGGCGTACCGGTCTGGCACATGAAGTTCCCGTTCGGATGGGAAACGTTCACGAAGTAGCAGACCTCGTTCGGGAACATCCAGAACTCGTCGACGATGATCTTGATCTCACAACCGTTGTGGTGGAACACGACGAACTGATCGCCACCGTCTTGCGGGATGATCTCGACCTGGCGGCCTTCGAAGAACTCGACTTCGCGGATGGCTTCGGCGAAAACTTCAGCAGCAGCGGCAAAGAGGTTCGGCTTCATGTGGTTGTCCGTGTCAGCGTCGATAGGTGCATTCTAGCATGATCCCGAACTTTGTACACCACGAATCTGTAACGGTTACGTGATCGGCTTCCCCACGTTCGCGCCGCATGCACGACAGACCTTCTGGTACAGCGGTTTAGGAGGCACGCCGTTTCCACCAGGAAGAAACCCGAAGGCCCGCTTCATGATCTGATCTTTCGGGTGCTCACACTTTGGGCCACCCAGAACCGGCCTTGACGACAGAGTAGCCATGGAAAACCATTCTAAACGACAAAGGGAACCCGAAGGTTCCCTTTTCTTGGTTCAGTGACAAGCGGCCGAGGCCGCGTTGATCAGCTGTACGAGACGTTCAGCACGCGGATCCGTGCGTAGTAATCTGCCGAGTTGCCCAGCGACGAACCTGCGTTCGTGAAGGTTGCCTTGCCGTAACGGGTACGGAGGCTGACCGCTGGCATGAACGTGTTGGCGTCCATGACCACACCAGTGCTCATCAGCGGCACGTATGGGCAGTAGAAGTAGCCCGTGTCGAGCTCAGAGCTGCCGCCCTTGTAGCCGATCAGGACGTCTTCACCAGTCGCACCCATGGCGGTGTTCGCGTTACCTGGAGCGAAGCTCCAAGCGTCGTTCAGACCCCAGTTGTACGAGTACACCTTCATCTGGCCGTTCAGCGTGCCAACCATCTTGTTGCCCGTTGGGTCAGCGAACGAACCCTGAACCTGTGGGTTGAAGACGGACTTCGAAGCAGACTGCAGCACCGAAGTGATCAGGTGCGAGCCAACCAGCCAGTTGCCAGGTCCACGACGCGTCTTGGCGCCGATTTCGTTGGCCATCTTGTTCACGAGAACGCCGAGGTCAGCAAAACGGTCACCGATGAAGGCTGGCGTTGTGGTGAACACTGGAGCGGCGAAGTCGTACGTCGCAGCGGTCGAAGCCAGCGCGAGCAGGTCGGTCAGGATTTCGTTGTCGATTTCGTGAGCGATCTGGGCTGACAGAGCAGCAGTCAGCTCGGACTCGAGGTCCAGGCCGTGTTGCGAAGTCAGATCCTGCGCAGCTTCCATCGTCCAACGGGCCTGCAGAGCGCGGGAACCGGCGGTGATGGTTTGCTTCAGAACCGACAGACGCATTGCGCGGCCGCCGTAGCCTTCGAAGTCACCAGTCAGAGCTGGCTGACCTGCGGAGGTCGTTGCGGTCAGAGCAGGCGGGTAGCCAGCGGTGCCGACGTTTGCGGTCGAGTAGAAACGCTTCATCTTCGAGTTGTTCGCGAAGACTTCATCACCAGCGGTGATGTCGTTCGACGCGTCGCCGTTGCCGTCAGCGGCTTCAGCGAAAGCGAAACGCAGCGAGTACACCAGGCCAACTGGGCCGCTCATTGGCTGAACGCCGACGAGGTCAGTTGCGATCGTACCTGGGAGGATACGACGGATCATCGGAATGACGATCTTCTGGAAGTTGGCGACGTCAGCCGCGACGTTGGCAGTGCCACCGGCGGTTTCCGTCATGTACTGCTTTTGGTTCTCCAGCAGAGTCGAGACGATCTTCTTCTTCGAACCTTCGAGACCCTCGAGGAGAGCCTCCTTGGTAGCGGTCCAGTTTTCCATGAGTTGCATGTTTGTGCTCCTTGAGTTACTTGATGCCGACGCCAGCCAGACGCTTGATGCGTGCCAGGCCTTCATCGAGTTGGGTGGTCGGGATTGTGACCGGTGCGGTGTCACCCGTGACCACCGTGGTCTTCTTCTCACCAGCAGCACCTTCGGTCAGAGCTGCAGCAGGAGCTGCTTCTTCCTTCAGGATACGTCCAATGAAGAACTTGTACGACTCTTCAAGGCGACCAGTTTCGATGTTCTTGAGGACCATCTCCATCTGTTCACGCTTCTTGCCAGTCAGACTGGAAAGGATCTTGTCGAGCTTGGCTTCGCGAACCATCAGGTTGCGTTGCTCTTCGGATTGGTTCAGCGCCTTGGTAGCGTCGGCGAGCTTCGCCTCAGCAACACGCAGCTTGGTTGTGACCGAGTCTTCGTCGACGTGAGCAGCAGCGAATGTGCTTGCGTACGCTTCGTACAGACGGCGGCCGAACTCATTCTGCTTCACGATCGCGATGTCTTCCTTGAGCTCACCGAGCTCGGCAGACAGGCGGACTTCGAAGAACGCGTCGATCTTGTCGACCAGCTGGTCGAGTTCGGTGGCGACTTCTTCGGCAAGCTTGTGCTTCTCTTCGACCAGCTTCTCAGCGTACTCGGCCTCGAGGTCACGGAAACGCTCGATGTCGTGCTTGAGCTCGGTGATCTCCTTGACCAGCGCTTCGGTAACGAAGCCGTCGACCTTGGTGACGAGTTCGTCACGTTCAGCGATCCACTGTTCTGCGAGCTCGGAACGAACCGCCATCGAGACTTCTTCACGGACTTGCGTCTTGAAGGTTTCGACCGATGCATTCCACTGCTCGGAGATTTGAGCCTTGGTTTCTTCGCTGAGCAGCTCTGACTCGAGCAGCTTCTTCAGGATTTCGTCCATGCTTTCTCCTTGTTGATTGACAAGATCAGCTTAACGCTGACTACTAGAATTCTGCAGACTAAGACACACGTCTTTGTCACGTGATGGTATTTAGCGGGCAGTCAAAAACCGTAACAAAAACCGTGAGGTTTTCGCTACGTACGCTCACTCTGAGGTGACTTCGTCATCGGCCGGAGCCGCAGCTGCTTGGCCAAGACCAGCAAGTTGTTGTGTCTTCGCCACCATGTAGTCGTGGATCGTGACGGTAGCTTGCTCAGGCCGATCGTTGATCAGGTCTTGCAGCATCGTCTTCAGTTGTTCCTTTGGGTCGCTCATAGCGATTTCCTTTCAGTTGGTGGGCGGTGGTGTATTTACCACGCCCGGTTGTGCTCAGGGAGCATTTCGCGCGCCGTTGTCGGCGATGTACTTCAGGTAAGCGATTGCCGCTTCCTTTGGCAGGTCAGCCGACATTCCAGACTTGATGTACTGCTTGACTTGCGCGTCATCGCAATCATCTGGCGTGAAGCCACCAGACCATTGCTCGAAGTCAGCCATCAGCGCCTTCTTCTGAGCGGCCGAAAGCTCATCGCTTTCAGTCAGGGCAGCCAACTTCTTCTTCGCCTTCACGAGTGCGGCCTTGCTCTTCTCGCATGTTGGGTCGGCTTCGCAGTCCTTGCGGGCCCACTTCACCATCGTCTTCGCCTTCAAGATCGCTTCGACGTTCTGCTTGGCGAGGCGCTTGGCATCGCTGGCCTCGTTCATGCGCTTGATCTCGTAGTCGCTGAAGTACTCGGCCGAATATGGATCGATGTCGCCCTTGCCGTTCTTCGCGGCATGCTTCTCGTTCATCTCGGCGGCCAGCTCCTTGGCACCACGCTCTTGCATCGGGCCGTCGACCGGCTTGTCCATGTGGTCACAGACGTACCAGCCTGGCTCCTTGATCTTCTTCACTTCAGCGAGTAGGAATTCCTTGAACGTGAGCTTCCCCTCGTTCATCTTCTTGTCCTTGTAGCCGCTGTAGTCACCATCTCCAGCACCATGATAAGCGCGGACGTCAGCGTCGGTATCGCCCATTGGGGCACCGGTCCGCAGTTGCTTCTTGGCGACCTTGATGATCTCGCGCTTGTTCTTCTCCCACTGCTTGTCAGCGAGTGAATCACCGGTGGAAGCTTCAATCCGACCATCTGGGTAGAACAGCACGTTCACACCGTAGTAGTCGTGGTCGTACAGGCCGGCCTTCATGACCAGCACCATCGTGTAGTCTGGATCCTCAGACACGTCGAGCGCGAAGTACTCTTGATCTGGCTTCGCCTTCTCCATCGCCTTCAGCACCGAGCGGTTCTTGCGAGCGCCGGTCCGCGCGTTCACTTTGTCGAACGCACGTGCCTTGTCCTCAGGCGCGCCCCTCGGCTTGATCGCTGGATTCTTCAGCGTGACGACCTTTTCGTTCAGCGTATCTTCCTTGATCTTCTTGGCTTTCACCGGCACATAGAAGTGCGGATCGTCTCCACCACCGTAGTCGTTGAACTCGCCACGAACGAAGTCACCAACGAGCGTCAGCGTCTCAACACCGCTCTCGTCGTATTCCTCTGGATCGCCGATCACATCGCTCACGTTCACCGTGACAGACGCACCAGCGTCCTCACCTGGGAAGCCCTCGTCGGCGTCGGCGTACTTTTGCCAGGCAGCGCTGTCAGACCAGATCACACGGACCTTGTCGACTCCCAGCAGCTTTGCTGCGGCCGCTTTGCAGGCCGCGTTGAACATTGCCTCTTCACTGGCCTCGCGTAGAAGGCTCACTTGCGGACCTTTGTCTTCTTGGCAATCGCCTCGATCAGCGCGCCGATTTCCTTCTTGAAGTACGCCTGTGCCTTCGGATCGTGCACAACGGCTTCAGCCAGGCTGAGGACCTTCTTCGAACCCATCGCTTCAGCGACCACGTTCGGGTATGCGTCAGGTGCCGATGGAGTCGACACGATGTCCATCGTGACGAACGAGAAGTCCGACACATCGCCGCCTTCGTTCACGTTCCCGGTGCCACGGCTCGAAACGCCGAGACGAACGCCACCTTCGATGATCGCCTTGGCAATCTGACCGGATGGGGTGTTCAGGAGCTTCATCTTGCCGACGGCATTGTTCCCTTCCATCTTGATCTCGGTGATCGCGTGCGACACGTTCGCCAGGTTGATGCTCAGGGTGTCAGGGTGATTCAGCTCGCCCATGATGTACTGGCCAGCCTTGATCTTGGTCTGGCACTCTTCAACCGCCTTGGCGATCTCATTCACAGGGTACACGCGACCGTTGCCGTTCTTCATGGCTGCCTGCATCATGATGCCTGACAGGTACAGATCACCGCCAACGCGCTTCATTTCGGTCAGATTGGCGATGGATGGGTCGAGGTATTCTTGCAGCAGCTTCATGCGAATGCTCCTAATGCGGGATGTTTTATTTAGCCAGCTGCTGGAGCCGGGGCGCCTGCCGGAGGGGCCGCTGGCTCTTCGGCTGGTGTCTCACCCTCTTCCGGTGGGGCTTCGGTCTCAGCGTTGTTCGCTGGCGGTTCATCGCCGAACGTGTCGAGGAGACCAGCAGTTGGCTCGTCATCGAACTCGTCCGAGCCGCCGCCTTCGCCAGGCTGCGCCGCGTCCGCTTCAACGTTCACCGCGTCGCGATTCGCGTACACCGCGTCGTCATACAGCTGCTGCATGATCGGAACCTTTGAGTTCTCGCTCATGTTCTTCTCTTCCTTGATCTGAACCTCGTTCATCTGGATCTCGTCGTCGGTCAGGCCGAGGTAGCGCTTCAGGATGAAGCGACGAGACAGGAACTTCACTTCCTGGATGTTGTTGAACGAACCGATCAGATCGGCGTCGAGCGCGGCCTGACGGTACAGGGCGAAGTTCGCTGGATCTGGAAGCTTCAGTTGGAAGACCTCGTCGTCGACGCGCAGGCCGCAGACCTTGAGGTAGATCTTGAACTCTTGGTCGTAGATCTCGTTCAGTCGGTCCTGCAGGCGGCCGATGAAGTTCGCGAACCGCAGCTCCTCAATGTACGCAATGCCGACCTTGCCGTCGTTCGTCTGCGCACCGGCGCCCTCTTGGCCGCCGAGGTACGAGGTAGGAATACGAAGTCCACGGAAGATCTTCTCTTGGAACTGACGGAGCAGCGCGGTGCCGAAGTCCTCGGTGCCGCCTGGCAGGGTCTCAACACGCGACGACTTGCCGGCCGCGGTGACTGGGAAGAAGTAGTCCTCTTGCAGGCTGGTTGGGTCGTACTGACCGTCAACCGAGTCCTTGATGCCGTTCGTCTGCGTGCCTGGCACGCGCTTCTGGCGAATGTCGTTCTTCACGGATTCGAGGTATCGCTTGACCTGCTGTTGGTTCATGTTCCCGACGTCGAGATAGAACACGCGACGTTCTGGCGCACGGACGATACGGTAGATGATCACCGCGTCTTCCAGCATCGTGAGCTGGCGGTACACACGGAAGATCGGCTTCAGCACCGACGAGCCGAACGGAGCGGAGTCGCCCATGTCGTCGCACATCGTGAAGTGGATCATCGCGGCTGCTGGGACCACGTCCACGAACTCAGCACCAGACCGGCCAACGCCATAGGGCTGCGAGCTCTGACCGTTCGATGGCTTCTTCACGTGGTACGAGACCTTGTTCCCCATCTCATCGATCTCGATGCCGACCACCAGCGATGGGTCAACATACATCCACTTGTGGGTATCAGAGTTCTTGCGGAAGAAGCAGTCGCCGTACTTGATCAGGCAACGCGCGGTGCTGAACACCCGCTTCTTCAGGTCCTGGATCTGTGCCCACTGCCGAAGCGCCGCACGGACCGTCACGGTCGTGGTGTCCGACACGTCTTGGTTGTCTTCCTTCTGCCACTGAATGATGAATGGCAGCTCGGTCTTGTCGTCCTTGCCGGACATCTCTTCCGCAATGATGTCAAGGGAACGGGCGATGTCGATGTCAGTGTCCATCGAGTCGTACTGCTTGTACGACTGCATGCGGGAGCCAGGTCCCTTCATGACCTGCGAGTACCACGTCACCGCAGAGAGCGAGGACATGTCAGTCGAGCGTGGATCGTACGCGTCAGTACTGAGCGTCGTGTACAGCTGCTTGCGCGTCTTAGGAGAGACGATCTTCCAGAAAGCCGTCATCTGAGTCATGTAACGTATCCTTGATTGAGTACTCGATCGGCCACGATCTCAGCTGGAGTGAAGTACGCCATCGGACGATTTCCCTTCACCAACAGCTCAGTAGCCTCTGCCTGACGCTGCTCTTGAACCAAGTTCTCACGCATGACGGCCAAGATGGAATTCAACGCGACTAGCATCTCCGGTCCCCCGAGTGCCGCAATGGCTTGATCGGAGGCCGTCTTTGCCGCGCTAGGCTTTGCGGTTTCATCAGGCGTATTTACGGTGGCCGGTTTCACCGCAACCGGCGTCTGAACCTGTGGGCTTCCCAGGATCGCCTTCGCGTCGTTGATCACGCCGGCACGAGTCAGATCCATCCCGTACTGCACGTTGTTGAACTTCTCTTGAGCTGCAGTAGCCTTGGCCGTTGCAGCGTCAGTGGTCTTTGCCGCCCCCTCAGCCGACTTCTTGTTCTTCTCCGAGATCTTTGCCAACGTCAGGCTGTTGTCATTCCAGAGCTGCTCGCCGACCTTCTGGTTCTGGAGCGATGAATCGACCAGTCCTTGCGCCGCCTCGTCTAGGAACTTGGCAAGCTTCGAGTCTTTTGGCAGGATCTTTTGGAGCAGGCCAGCGGCACCGCCAACCAACCCTCCAAGGAAACCCTTGAAGGCCGCGTTCACGTACGCCACAATCGTGTCAAAGCTGTTCCGTAGACGGCCAACGAACATCTCCTCACCGAACACGAAGCCGAGCACGTCAAAGAGCATGTTCGGAATGGCGGTGAAAGCTGAGGTGACAATGCCACCGATTCGTGCCAAGAACCCGCCCTCTGGGTTCAACGCCTCACTGATCTTGCCAGTGAAGATCTCGACGATCGGATCAATGATCAGCGCCGCGACTCCAAAGGCCTTCGCAAAAGTCTTCAGTCCGTTCAGCACAACCGCTCCACCCTCCAGCCCCATGCTCA